GCCTAAAAATTACCTGGGAAAGAATGGGAACGGGGGGATAACGAGGGAATAGGGTGTCCCCTGCGGGGACGAGTTGCACGGGTATCGAAAAAAGTCAAGGGGCTTTCACGGCATAAAACCAGCCTGCGGGCTGGATTTATTCCATGGACCCCTTGACATTTTTAGATACATCGTGCACGCCTGCGGCCAACGTAAGCAGCAGCGGCGCTGCTGCTTACGCCGATCCACTACTTTGAGACGGAGGACACCGCTATGACTTACAGACTGAACGTAAACAAGTCCAAATTCTATGCCCTCGCCAAGCACTACTGGCCAGAAATCTGCTCTATGAAGTACTGCGAGTTCATCAAGTACTACCGAACCAGAAGCTACGCGCTAAACTTCCGAAGCGGTGATCACTGCTGGCACCGCATGTTCTTGTCTACCTGCTGCGGCCGCGTCCTGCTGGCCGACGAATGGGAAGACGGCAACGACGACTTCACCGTACCCAAAAGGAGAGAAGTCCACAGGCTGAGCCTGGATGAACTGAAAGAATACGGGATGCTGGAAGAAGTCCCGGAGAAAAAGGAGGCGTGAAGTATGGCAAGCAAGAACAACATCCGGAGCATCCGGTTTACGGACGAGCTGGCGGAGCTGATCGACCGGCAGGCGGGGCGGTCCTTCACGGAGAAATTTGAGAACCTGGTCACACGCTGCGTCTGGGAGCTGCCCCAGCAGGAAGAACGGCTGAAAGCCGTCCAGGAGCAGATCAAACAGGAGCGGCAGCGGCTCTATGACCTCCAACGCGCCACCGAGCAGCTGCGCATGCTGGACAATGACATCAAGACGGCACAGCGGTACTTCTCCATCGTCGAGCGCCGGGCGAAACAGATCGCCGAGGCAGTTGAAAAGGACTGTAACACAGATTGAATGCCAGGATGATCGAGCTGCAGGAAAGATTGTGTTACAGGTGGCCAGCGTCACACGATTCGGCGCCGCAGCCGGCTGATCCGAAGATCTAAGTGTGTTACAATAAATCTGACCCCCGTTAGATCTAACGGGGGTCAAAACTATATACTGTTTAAGGTCAGAAACTTGGAACCAGGGAGGCTTGGTGGGCTATGACGAAAAAACAGCACTACATGACGGAGGCGGAGCGGATAAGCCTGGAAGCGTACCGGCGAGCGGGAAAGAGTGTGGCATGGATCGCCGTGGAGATGGGCTTCTGCCGTCAGACGATCTACAACGAGCTCCGGCGCGGGGCGTATATACATACCTGCGATTGGTGGGATGAAACACGATACTCAGCCCATAAGGGACAGCAGATCAAGGCGCGGCGTCAGAGAAATAAGGGCAGGCCGATCAAGATCGTCCAGGGCTCAGACCACTGGCGGTTCCTGGAGGCCCGTCTGATCGGCGTGCAGCCGGACGGGAAGATCGTGAAAAAGAAACGCTGCTCTCCCGCCGTTGCCCTGGAGCTGGCCCGGCGGGAGGGGTTTCCTGCTGTCTGCGTCAATACGCTGTACAGCTACATCTACCGCGGGAAGCTGGGCCGGGCCAGAGCCTGCAGCCTATGGGAAGCGCCGTACCGCAGGAAAAAGGGAAATGAGCGCAGGAGCCGGGTAGCACACCCGCAGTTTCCCAGCATCGAGATCCGGCCGGAGCATATCGACCGGCGGATGGAATTGGGCCACAAGGAGATGGATCTGGTGCTCAGCGGACAGAAGGGCCGTTCCGCTCTGCTGACCATGACAGACCGGAAGAGCCGTCAGGAGATCATCCGTAAGCTGCCGAACAAGGAAGCGGCCAGTGTGATAAAGGAACTGCGGCGGCTGCGGAAAACAGGTATCCGGAGCCTGAGCACAGACAACGGCAGCGAGTTCCTGCGCTACGACGCCATGCGGAAATATGTCCCGGAGATCTACTACTGTCATTCCTATGCGGCATGGGAAAAGGGAACCAACGAGAATCATAACAGGATGATCCGGCGCTGGTTCCCCAAAGGAACGAATTTTGATAAGATCCCGCAAAAGAAGCTGCGGGAGCTGGAAGACTGGATGAACGACTATCCCAGGAAGACCCTGGGATGGAAAACGCCGAACGAGGCAGCCGCGGGGATGTAACACAAAAAACCTTCAGCAGCCAGGATCCTGGCATTGGAATTGTGTTACCAGGTTTCCCATTTCTTAGGCGGCAGTTCTTTGCGGGAATAGCTGTTGAACAGCTTCCAGAGAGGCGGAGAAAATACCCACTTGCTGCCAAGGATGGGCAGGCCGAAGTAATACTTGTCTATGATCTGGTGGGTCATATCATCGATACCAACTTTTCTCCGGATCTTGGTACAGACGATACAGAACGGCAGCAGGGACTTCTTTACCACGAAATAGTTTTGAGCCAAACGGCGGAGCGTGATGTCCATATCCTCGTAGCTCTGAGAGAAGACATCAACGCTGCACTCGTAATGACGGTGGTATTTATACCAGTAAATAGCATCCGGAGGGAATGCTTTGAAATTCCGATTGTTGTATTCGATACCGGCCTCGTCGATGATAACTTTGCCATCCGCGATCATGACCTTGCCGATATCCTTCTGCGGGTCCAGCTGGTATGCCCCTGTAATGGGCACATTGGAATAGACCGGCGTGGCCCGTTTGAAATACTTCGAAGCGAGCAGCTTCTCTGTAAGTCTGCCGGGGTGCTTTTTTGCCCAGCGGATGATCCTGGACTCCTTTGCCATCTGCTTTGCGAGATAAGCGGCAAAGGTGGTCTTACCGGAGCCAGGGACGCCGAAGTAGACGTTGAGAACGTGCGGGATTTTGGGCGGACAAGCCCAACGATACAAAACATATATGACAATGACCAGATAGATCATGATTCACCTCGTCGATAGAGTGCGAGGGACGGGGCGCGCGCTCCGCGTGCGCGCCCTCGTCCCTCCCGTGTTCAACGCAGAGACTTAAACAGACGGACCGCCGTAAAGGCAAAGCCAATCGTGCAGCCGACCAGCAGGACGGGATTGTCCATGACCAAGGAGATCACGTCGCCGACCCAGCCGGTCATGGAGGTAAACACCGTGCCGATGTCGCCCAAAAAAGTGGACAGAGTAGAAACAGCTTCCTGCAAAATACCTTCTTTCTAAAATAAATTTCTATATCACGGCCAGGAAAACCGGTGATACCTTAGTGAAGCAGAATTTTAATACCCTTGCAGAGGAAACAGAAGAGGATCACACTGAAAAGATAGATCACGGGCTCGGCAGCCAGAAAATCCAGCGCTGCCTGGAACAGAGCCAGGGAAAAGTCGATCATAGGCGTCATGAGCGCATCAAACCTCCCAGCAGCTTAAAGATCCCAGCCAGGAAAACCGTGAAGAGGACGGCACCGGCGATCCAGGGATAATCCAGACCGGCCAGGCCGGGGACATATTCCGTAGAAGTGGCGATCACATTGCCCTCGGCGTCCAACTCCTGGACGGTCTGCGTCTGACGCTGGTACTCGCCCAAGACAGAGACCACTACATCAGCCATGACCGAATTACCATCACCAGACTGTGCAGCTTCCAATACATCCGGCGAGGCAACAGTATACGTGCGAGTGTCCGGGAGATCCTCCACGGGAGCTTCTTCGCTCTCCACCACATCCTCCGGAGCAGGCGTCTCGGGCTGAGCGATCGTAACATTGACGGTGACTCCTTCCTCTTCTTTCGTGACGGTCTCTACGGTAACAGGGTCCACATCAGTTTCCGCAGCACCATCCGGATCAGGCTCCGTCCCGTCCTCCACTGCCAGAGCTGGAAAGGAGCACAGCAGGGCGAGGATCAAACAGAGCGGCAGCACACGTTTCATTTTTCGTCATTCCTTCTTTCATTGGAGATATGCTTGCGGCCGCTTTGGCCGGAACGGTAACCGGTGCCGGAGCCGCCGAAACCGAAAACATAGCTGACCACCTTCACGGAAATACCGATCAGGAGCAGCGCGATAAACCAGGAGGCAAAGGAAATCCCCAGGCCGGGGACCTGATTGCCGGAAAAGATACCCCAGACACCGGTCAGGATCGTGGAGATAATATCCAGAATTTCCATACGCCACCTCACAGGAACGGGATCATGTCGATGATCTTGGCGACCAGCTTTATCAGGACAATGAGCAGCAGAACACAAAAAGCACCGAAAAACAGCTTGTCCAGGGGAGACGGCAGCCAGGAAAACAACAGGTACAGGATCTCAAACATAGGGACCTCCTTGTAACACAAATTGACGCCAGGACAGATCCCGCAGCGGGAGAAGATGTGTTACTCTTTTATCAGTTTGAACACAGCCAGCAGGAGCATGAGGCCAATGCCGAAGAACAGGACGCCCCGCAGCTCCCCAGGCAGCAGCATGATCACGCCGGAGATAAAGGCGAAGGCGGTGCCGATCTCGCTGGGAAGTCCGGTGCTGGCGGAGCCGTCCTCACCGGTCTGCTGGAACCACTCAAAGAGAGAGCCATCTGTGAAAATGGAGAAGAACTCCCGAATGCCACCCAGAACGGTATCCGTCAGGAAGCCAAAGAGGAAGGAGAGCATATCCGTCACCAGGCCGAGAAGAGACTGCAGCACCGTGGTGATCACCGCGAAGAGGGATTCGATAAGAGCGGACAAAGCGGCGGCCAGAGCTTCCTTGATGGAGCTGGGAGCCGTGCTGGTCCCACCGCCGGCGCCGTCTCCGGAACCGAGAAGGGAGAAAAGCTTCTCCGTAAAAGCGTTCCAGGATTTCTGCCACCAGGCCCAGAAGCCGGATTCCGTATAGATATACTCATAGCCCGGGGTGGCGTCCACGATATCATACATATCCTGCAGCGTGATGATATTGTAGCTGCTGGCGGGGACCCAGCGCTCCCCGGTCCAGATGCGGCCGTCACAGGCCTCCCAGGCCGAACCGTTGTAGATTTGGATACTGGTGATCCGTTCATTTTCCACCAGGGCCCAGACCTGGCCCTTCTTCGGAAGAGAGGGTCGGACGCCGCCGATCTGATGGCTGGTGATCTCCAGATCCGTGCGCACGGCCAGGGTGGGCGTGCGCAGGGAATCCTTGTCAAAGGGAGTAACAGAAGTCACCCACTCAGCGGTAAGGTCTGAATGATCACCGGCTGTCAATTCCACATAGGCGATATCCACGCTGGCCTTCGGCGCGATATACACGACCGCGTAATGATTGGAGTTCGATGTATAAGAGATATCAAGGCCCATGTCACCCCAGTCGAAAGAAGAGGATGAAGCGCAGGCCCGTAAACCGGTGCTGCTGCCGTATTTCAGCGTAAAGGTATGGGAGCAGATCGTGCCGTCCCCCAGGACGGCGGAAAGGGTATACGTACCGTCATCCAGGCCGTAGCTGTTATGAACGCCGTTCCAGGATGCCTCCGCGACATAAGAATACAGGCCGCCCACCCACATTCGCGTAGTACCGCCGGAGTTTGTATATCGCTTGGTCCCATCAGAAGTAATGGTACAGTAAGCGTCATAGACCTCCGCCGAAGAATGGGAAGAGAATACCCCCATATTGGGAGCGACAACATTCAAAGCATAATTACCGGAGCCGGTCGTGGACAGGAAACCAGAGGGAAGAGAGCCATGAGAGAAATCGCCGTTCAGAAGGTTTTGTGCAGAGGAGGAGATGGACCAATACTCGTCGGCGATCGGAACTTGAGAATCAGGCAGGACCAGGGAAAGGTTGGTATCATAGGGGACATTGGTACAGGTATAGTTCTGACCGCCGGAAACCAAAGCCTTATTCAGCACACGCAGTTCATCCAGCTGCTTAAAGGTCTGCTGGCTGCTGCCGAAATGAAACGTGATCCTATCTGCATAAACGCGCGTATCCGCGGTACTGAGATAGCAGACGCCGTTGAGATAATAACGCAGAAGGCCGTGCTCTCTGACCAGAGCGATCTCATTCCAGGAGCCGACGGGCATGGTCGTGATGGAAGTGCCGGAGCCTGTCTTGAAATTGGCGCCGTCCAGCTGCAGAATCTTATTGGAACCGAAGGAGATATAGCTGTCTGTCACAGGAGCGGCGGTGTGACTTTGGTAATATCGAAACTGAATGGTAAAATCATTGGAGAGGACCTTGCTGGGAAGTGCGATATCAAAGTCATGCTGCGTCTCATCCAGATACAGACAGCCGCCAAAGGTGCCGGAGTCCATGTAGGTAAGGCTCGCGCCCTCGTTCCATGAGAGATCTGTACAGTAATTCCAATAGCTGCTGTCCTCGGTATCACCGTCAAAGTGGTACAAACTCCGGAGGGAGGTGTCGTCCGCGCTGCGGCCATAGGGGATGACATCCACGCTGACGTTCAGCTGCTCCGCCTCTTCGGCCGTCAGATCGGCGCTGTCCCGGCCATCCGGCAGCTCGTAGTAGACCTCATAATATTTGTTGTATTCCTCGGTCTGGCCGATATAGGTGATGCTGGTATAGTTGATATGATAGGTCCAGGAGTAGTTATAGGTGATGTAGTTGTTGGTGACGTCGTGGGAGTCGATGTTATAGGTTTTGGTGGATTCATCGTAGATGATATTATCCGCGATCATGACCTTGCCGTCCGGCAGCGTGATGGTCATGCCGGAGAGGTCGATGTTCGTGCTGTTGTCTGTGTTGTTCTCCTCGATGATGTTGCCGTCTTCATCCTTGGCCGGTTCGCCGTCCTCATCTTTCACGCCGGTATCCGG